AGAGGGTATTAAGTTTTCTGACAATTTCATTTTAACAGAAAAAGAGGATGGAATTGTACCACCCTCTATCATTTATTCTACCAAACTTTCACGTTTAATCTGCACATGTTTTACATCTGTCAGTGTTCTGTAATTTGTATGAGTATCATCAACGTCATAAAAACTCATATAGATTTCTCTACTCCTTATATGATACTGACAAGGAATATTGTAGAAAAGTGCACCACTTTGTACAATTACTGAACTATCAATAACGCTATATCCTGCACCATCACCGATATAACTTGTACTATCAAAAGCAACTATAAGATACTCTGTACCGTCACATTTAATGGTAGTATCAATGAGAGGTGCAATAACTGTATTTCCCCAGATGATTCTACTTTTATTACCGTCGTAATTTGTCACAATATTCCAAACACTACCAGGAGTTAACGTCCAATTAGGGCTAAATCTAACAGTAGCAGTTACGTTAAAGAAACTCGGATTACACGAACCAGTTTTCAAAGCTTCAGAAACGTAAAGTCCTATCTTCGAATATCCTGTCTCATTCGGGTGAAATCCGTCAGCACTCATAAGACCATCAGAATGAATAGAATACTGTACGTTGTTCAAGTAAAACCAATCAACTGCATTATACTGATACGCTTCACACACTTTGTTAAACTTATCCCAGTTAGTCGAATTAACATCCCAACCAATCATGCCACAAAAGATTTTAGCGTTAGGAAATTTACTTTTCGCTTTAATGTAAAAACTCATTTCAGCTGTTTGTATCGCACCAATGTCGGCTGGCTCATTATAACCGCCACACACGACTATATTTTTTACACTATCTGGTGTGTCAGTTTGAACACTATCAAGTAACGATTCGAAAGTATTGTTTGCTACTGCAAAGCCAGAACCACCACGACAGCTTATCACATAGTCTGTAATTTCACAATTTTCGATAACATAATTTTCCCATGGCTTAATAGTGTAACCTTTTATAGCACCTGTATTATCAAATATTGTGGTATAACCCTCACCGTAACTATCACCGATGAAAACAGTCTTACCAGATAAATCAAGTTGTCCAAATCTTTTCCATAGTCTTTTTGTTTCTTCTTTGGATTCAGAATCACTGATAAAAAGTTCTGTTCCAGATAAATCAATTTTTTCAATATATTTTTTCATTGTTTACCACCTATATCAGCCTTTTGCATACACGAATAAAGTTTTACTTTCTTCGTTATATGATGCATTTAACAATACTTCGTTTTTGTGCTCATTAATCCACTGTTTGAAAAGTTGTTCAGTGTTATTACCAATAAAATTAACAGCGTCAATCGTTTTATTTAAAACACCGACAACGTGCGTTAAGCAATCGTAGTATGATAATGAATCATCAAACACACTCGGTAAAACTGGTGTAACCAAAGGAAAACACATACGTCTAATGTTCTCATATCCTGTCATTTTTTTCACCTCACTACCATAAATTTAAAAATAAGTCATTAAACTCTTCAATAATCATCATATCAATGTTTAGAAAAGTTTCACGATATTCTTTTAATAAAGCACTGTAATTTTTACTACCTTGTTTACCGACTATTGTTTCAATATATTCGTCTGTCGTGTTTGCTTCTGTTTTATTAGTATTCGTTTCATCGTTAACGCTATTCGTGTTTGTATTTGTATTTGTTGTGTTTTCGTCAATGTTTTTTCTAGCGTTTGTTAAATAGGTTTCATTTTCAACACCTGTCAATGCGCCCTGCGGTGTATCGCTATATAAATCACGATTTACACCGTTATTATTCGTAACACTGTTAGCATTAATTGTCGTATTGTTAATAGTTCTATTGTCACCGTTACTAACCGTATTACCTTTACCTTTATGCTCCCTTGTCAAATCGACATCAAAAAACGGATTAAATTTAAGATTGCATGATTCATACAACTGGTTGTATAACGGCATAATTTCTTCCAGTTTAGTATTCATCCATAACTGCCACACACCGAAAGTTTCAGCACCGATTTCACGTAAGTAAAAATGTTTCAATATTTTTGAACAAATTATCTTTCTATAATTTTCATCAAAAAAGGTTACTTTTGTTGTAAAAATTTTATCCCATGATTTAGATATTATTTCATCGACAGATAAAAAACCCATGCTTTCATTTAATCCACTTTTACTTTCGCAGATAAATCTAACTTGCGTTGTGTATTTACTCAAGACTATCACCACCTAACGCATCATTTTTAATGTCTATACTTTGATAATCTTCTCTGTAATCAACAGTTATATTCAGTCCAAACATTTTATTGATTTTTTTAACTGCTATACGCCTGCTTTCAAGTCTTGAATAGCGACTAGCAATCGTTCCACCTTGATTTCTGACAACTTCATCTGTAATCATGCGTTCTTTCTTTACACTGTTGACATTTGAAATGCCTAAATAAGTGAGTGCTTCATTCCAGATTTTAACCTTTAAGTCATAAATTTTATCGGAAACAAAAGGCGCATCTGTTTTTAACACACTAAGACTTTTAATGTCTAAATTGCTATCGCCGAAGATAACAGGGTAATTACCCTCATATTGCATGTAAAGATTTTTCATAGTCAACTTTTGTTTTTCATCACAAGTTATTAAAACAGGTGTTTTTTGAGCGTTTGCGTTGATGTCAACTATTCTATCAAGATTGTATAATCTATATGCAAACATTTGTACGTCAAGCGCCGAATTAGTTCTCAGCATATTGTTCCATATAATTACACTGTTGTCTTTATCAAGAGTTGTTTGAAATTGGTTGTATCTGCTATACGCTCTACGCCTAGTAGGTTCGCCATAAATATCAAATCCACCTTGATATGTCATATTCAAAGCTAATTCGCCGATTACATCATCTTTAAAAAATACCATACAACCAGAAGAAAAAAGTCCTAGTTCTAAGTATCTTTCATCGACCGTATCTGGTAAATTTTTCCATTTAAACATTGACATAGAAAGTTCCATTAACCTGTTGTAGTATTGCACATAAGTAGCACCATTGGCCATTAGCGTATTATGGAACGCTTGATTTTTCTTTTTCTTCATTTTTCACCACCTATAACACCGAGTTATCAACTTCATAGTTTCCTACGTTTTCACCATTTACCCACCATGTAATACCACTGTCAAAACATTTGCAAATTGTACGGATAGCATCTATCGGGATATTACCTCTTACAACGCACCCATTAGTTTTTATAAATGTGAACTCTTTTCTTGCATGCAAGTTTGGAATAGCTTTTACATTAAGAGAGTAACCATAAACAGTAAAAAAATCATCAACCTGTTTTAAGTATGATTGAGTTAAGCATTTTATCTTCACCCTCGGTATTTTTTGAAGCAAAGTTGCTACAATCTGGCTGTTATCAGTTGTGACGAGTTTGTTAGGCTGATTGTATGCAACAGCTATATTGTTAAGTTGATTTGTCAGTCCTATTATATCATGACCTACGCCAAAATAATTTCCTGTTGAAATATCAGCACCTAAACTAACTGCACTCTGAGCTGCCGATATAGCAGTATACATGCCGTTATTTGCCACCCACGCACGAAAAGTATCACTTGCAAAACTTGCCATAGGAAAGTTACTAATAACAAATGTTTCAGAATAATTTTCTGGTTCACCCTTATAAGATAAAGGTGTGATACAAATTTCTGGATTTCCAACGTATTTACCGTAAACATGAAAATCAATATTATTACTACCAAACATTTCTGGTAAATAAAACTGAGAGTTCCCACAATCATCTGTTGCTTCATAAAGCATATAGGGTGATGAAAACAATTTGTTATTTTTTGGAATGTAGCCGTTAATGCTATCTGGTACTTTGATTGATATGTTATATCGAATAGGTGCATCTAAACCATAATCAATAATGTGTGATGATGCAGGTTGACTCCCACCACAAAATGCACTCGGAAACATATATGCCGAATAAATATTATTTTGATCAAAATCACTAAGCACATTTACTAAAAAATCTTTCACACTAGCACTGGTATTTTGACAGTAATAATATTGAGCACAACTAACAACACCGTTTTGCTTCAAAGCTAAAATATCGTCTTTTCCTTTTGGTGCAGTACAGACAACTAACACCCAGTCATGCAAATTTCCGATTGTATGCCCGTTAGAATCAACGGTTGTATTTGGTACGTGTGATTGAAGAGTAATCATGTTTCCGCAGTCGATACTTTCTGGTTCGATGTGCTCGTATTTATTATCTGATACTGTGTGCTGACGCTCAATATAGCATTCTTTTAATTGCATTTCAAACAGCCATGTTTGCACCTCGTCAATCTCAAATTCAACAGTTGACATTTCGTTGTTAACATATTCAATTTTTGTAATAAATGCATAGAACCATTTATCGCCAAAATTTATATTTTTAAACATCATATAATTGCATTCATAGATTTTATCAGCACAAATTCCAACCCTTGCAACACCTTTATTTATTCTCTGGTACGAATAATTACCCAAACTATATTTTTGTTTAGAAACAAAATAGCCAATCTGATCAGCGTGCGTTTGAAAGAATAATGTGTGCTTATAGCTGTTATTAAGTGGCACGTCTTTTAGAAGTCTTATATTTGTAGTCGGTTCAATATACATTATTCATCACCTATATAGATTAAAAATTCATTAACACACTCTACTGTTGCATTTGCAAGAAATTCAACATAAGTTTCGTTACTATTAATGAACGGTAAACATATTGATTGAGAAGGGTTTGTATTATCACTGTTTACAAGAATAATCGAATAAATTTTGCAACTTAATTGTGCATAGCGATCACTACTGTTAATAGAATAGTTTGAAAAAGAATGAAGCAAAGTTGAATCAACCGTATCAATAATATATTCCCAGTGGCCCTTAATTGGAATCACAGGTAATTTTTTCAATTCATTTTCATCTAAATTATTAAAAGTTGTTTTTAAATTTTTACTACCTTTCCTAATGTTTTCTCCAATACTTCCCCACACTTTATTATTAGAATCAGTATAATCACTTTTATTAATTTTCTGCTCTGCCATATTACCTCATTTCTGAGGGCGGAAAAAAAACCGCCCTCTTAAAAGTATTATATTACTGCTTTGTAAGAACAACACTCGTGCCCACATTACTATTTGCGCTAATCTTCGTCTTGCTATCCGTATAAGTAGCACCGCCGTTTTCAATCACAATCTGAATCTGTGAACTGTTTTCTGGTGGAATCATATACGCACCATAGCCATGAACAGCAATACCGTTTGTAACTAATTCCTCAGTCTGAACAAATTTTGCTACGTTTGGTGAAAGTTTAGCACCATCAGCACTTGCTTCAACAGTTAAAACTGTTGCATTATCAGCTGTCGTTTTTCCAGTAATCTTAGCAGTGATAGTATTGGGCAATGCCACATCTGCGGTATCATCTACAAATACAACAGCGTTTGCAAATGGGTTGTGTGCTATGATTTTCCAAACGTGATAAAAATAATTCCACTCCATTGTTGAAGCCATGTATTTTTCTGTAAACTTGTTCAGTTTATCGTACACCTGAAACCACTCTTCGTCAATCAAAATAGCTTTGACGTGTTTCATCAAATTAAGTTCAGCCTGTGTCACTTCTTCGAGACCGTCAGATTTCTCACGAATAGCAGTAAATCTGTCGTTGTCAAACGTAGCAAAATTATCTACTAAGAATAAACGCCCCATAAACTCCGCTTTGTCCATATTGAACGCACCTGCTAAAACTTCAATATCGTATTTAGCATTATACATAGCGTCCATGAAAATAACCTGTCTTTCTTTTGGTGTAGTATTTTTAACACCTGCTTCGTTGTATTCAGAACTCATAAACGGTAACATGTTTGAAAGACCTCTGAACTGAATACCTGCATCAGCTGTATTTGTGCCGTCACCGATAGAAACTGGATACATTTTGCCATGTGAAACTGCTTTAATGATGAGATATTTAAAAAGTAAATACTCATCATAGTTACTCGAAGTGTAAATAGCATCAATCATTTTAGCAATTAAATTGGTTACACCGTCAGCAGAAATAAAAGCTAAATTCAAGTCATTCTCATTGATTGTTTCTGGGTAAACAACACGCCAGTTAATTGCATAAAATACTGATTTTACATCTGGGAAATTTCTCTGAAACTCTCTTGCCTTTGCGGATTCCTCGTCATAAACCTGTACATTTACAAGTGAAGTGAAAATATCCTCAATGCTTTCCCCATAATCAAGATAACCTTTTTTAAGGATTTCATAAGGATTATTGAAAGTCGCTGAACGTGCTTTCACAAGTCCGATTCTGTTCACAAGTGCATTCAAAAACTGATTGCTTAAACTCGGCGTTCCGAAAATGATTTCACCTACTTTTGGGATATCGGCTTCTTTTTCAACAACAGGAACAGCGTTCTGATATTCAAGCCCCGCATTCTGTCTGATCACGTTTAAAATATCTCTTGTTGTAGCATTTAACGTGCTAACTGCAACTCTTTTTGGCATTATAACACCCCTCTCTTACTCAAATAAATCTTCAAATTTTTTCTTTTCTTTCTCTTCTGGTTCTTCAATATCATCTTCTACTTCTTCTTTTGAAGTGAAAAACCTGTCACGATATTTTTCACGCCATTTTTTGTCGTTTTCTTCGAATTTAGTTTTCCAATCTTCTACGTTAGAAAGACTTTCAAGCGTGTCAGAAATATCTTCAATGAATTCAATCGCTTCGTCACTATCATCTTCGCCAATTCTTTCTCTTACTTTTGTCATAATTTCATCAATTGTTTTAACTGCCATTATATCACCTCTTTCTTACATACATCCATATTGGCATTTTTTTTCTTTTTGTGGGAGTTGGTGGAACAGGAGAACCACTGAAAACTTCATACCATTTTAACGCTAATTGTTGCCTTAATTCAGTATGGTTTGTAGCAGGGTTTCTATCTGGTCTTTCATACGCAACCATAAATAAAATAGCAAGCTTATCTGGCGTCCATCCGAGCGTATTTTCTTTGAACTCCTGTGCTGTGACACCTACCATATCTGTGGTTGCACCACTAGGTATATAAGGTGTTATAAAAGCATTTGTGGTATACCATTGATTTTCTAGCACGAATAATTCACCGTCTAAGCAATTACATTGCACTGTTCCGTCTGTGTACGGTGATAAATTTAGTGAATCACAAGCTTCAATCAAATCATTTTTAGGTGTCCACTGAAAAATTCCATACCCTGTTCCGCCAACTTCTTCAAGTTCTGGATTGATACCACTCTCAGCTTCTGCGTTTCCTGCGAGTGCTGATATGGTTTCTAAACTGTAACCTAGATTGCTAAATATTCCATAAAAAATATATGCATTATTTAGCGTTTCCGCCTCGGTTAAATGCGCATTTTTTGAAATCCATTCAGCCATTATCTTACATACACCCTTGAATTATAAATAGCACATATCCATCCGCTAGGAATTTTAATCCATGTGTTACCGTTTTCATCTATTGCAATTTCTTTGCAAGTTACTTTTGTACCATACATTAACTGTCCTCTTGAATTAGCGTGTTTTCTTCCGTCAATGGTAAGACCATCAGCGTTTTTCCTTTTGCTTTTTACATCTGGCCTGATTCTAACATTCAAGTTGTCAACTGCAACTGTGTAAATGTGACCTACTTTAAAGTAAACATTGCTGTCGTTTTTTTCTTCACAAACCCGCCTTGCACATACTAAGTCTAATCGTCTGTATAAACTTGAAATAACCACGCCCCTACCTTTATTTTTTTTCGTGTTTTTCTGTGAGCCTATACTTTCAATCATTAATTCGTTACCTAAATAAATAGCACAATGCGTTATTTTTGTTTGTGATTTTCCGAAGAAAAGCAAGTCACCACTTTTAATGAAATCTAAAGAAACAGATTTACCGATTAAAGAATAACCCTGTGCTGTTTTTCTTATAGTTTCATAGCCAGAATCTTTCAATGAAATGTATATTAAACCGCTACAATCCAGTCCACCCTCACTCAAACTTTCACCGCCCCAAACATAGGGTGTGCCAACGTATTTTTTTGCGTTTTCAATTAAAACTTCTGCTCTCATTTATTTCTCCAATCTTTCGATTAATGCGTTCATCTTTTCAATTGCAACCGTGTTATTAGAGATAACTGTACTCAGATTGTCGACTTCGTTTTTATGCTGTTCGTTTAAAGTGTCAATACGTTTGTTTGTTTCATCATACATATATTTTACGAAGTAAGCCATTACACAACAACCCACGACAGGAAATACATAATTCCCTAAGATGTTTAAAAAATCTGCACCCATGATTTCACCTCCCCCCCTTTTTATAAGTTAATATTATAAAATAATAAGTTTTTCTTATAAATGAATTGTATCACATTAGTTGACAAAATTCAATAGGTATGCTATAATTTATTAATAAGAAATTCTTATAATGTAATAAGTTTTACTTATGAGAGGTAAAAAGAAATGAGTGAAAAAGAATATTATGACGGCACTAAACTTTTGTCGTTAAAAGACTTAAATGGAAATACACCAGAGGTTTACATGTGTACGGGTAATAGAACAGGTGGAAAGACTACTTATTTTAATAGATTGTTGTTGAATAGATTCAAAAAAAGACAACAAAAATTTGCACTTATATACAGATATAATTATGAATTAGATGATGTTGATAAAAAATTTTTCAAAGACATTCATACTCTGTTTTTTCCTAATGATGAAATCACTAGCAAATCTAGGGCAAAAGGAATATACCATGAACTTTTTTTGAATGATGAAAGTTGTGGATATGCTTTAACTTTAAACAGTGCCGACCAGATTAAAAAAATGAGCCATCTTTTTTCTGATGTAGAAAATATGTTTATGGACGAATATCAGAGCGAGACTAATCACTATTGTAATGATGAAGTTAAGAAACTAATTTCAGTTCACACTAGTCTTGCCAGAGGTCAAGGAAAACAGGTAAAATATTTACCACTTTTTATGGCTTCAAATAGTGTTAGTCTTATCAACCCTTATTACAGTGTTTTAGAAATCGGAAATAGACTAAGAAATGATACTAATTTTTTAAGAGGTAACGGTTTTGTTTTAGAACAGTGTTTCATAGAATCAGCGTCCATAGCACAACAGGAAAGCGGGTTTAATAAAGCGTTTTCAAAGGATTCATATGTGGAATACTCAAGTCAGAATGTTTATCTGAATGATAATTATGCTTTTATTGAAACACCCAAAGGCAAGAACAAATATTTAGCAACCCTCATTTATAAAGGTCAAAAATATTCGTTACGGGAATATAGGGATAAAGGTATCATTTATTGCGGTAAAAATTATGATGAGAGTTTTCCTTTTAAACTTTCAATAACAACAGCAGATCACAATGTAAATTATGTTATGCTAAAATCAAACGAGTTTTTTATTTCAAATATGCGATATTATTTTGAAAAAGGGTGTTTTAGATTCAAAGATTTACAGTGCAAAGAAGCTATCTTAACTGCTTTATCATATTGATATCTTCTTATAATGTTTTTTCATGACACAACTAGGACGCACGGTTGAAATTATACTGCTAGTGTGAATCACGGTTTTGCGAACCGTCTTAAAGAACTTATAAGATAAAGATATAAAAAAGGACGGATTGTAAGAATCCGCCCTTTATTTTATATAGAAACAAATACATATATGTCAGATAGGCAACTAGGGTTTTGAATTATAATAGCATCCTTATCTGTTGTTATTGCGTGTAATTCAACGATTGTTTCTTCATAATTTCTCGCCCTTATAACTATTCTACCGTTTCTAATAATGTCAAAATAATTGTTTTGGTAAACATCATCATATAATTTAATACGTTTTTTAATTTCTTCGACTGTATAACATGATCTTATATTGTGGGTTATAGGGTCTGGCAATAAAGAACTTAATTTTTTTCTTAAATCTTCTTTATTCTCAAATTCAATTTCTAGTTTCATTTTTTATAATTCTCCTCTTCAATAAAATTTTCTAAGCACTCATCAGCATATGGACAAAATAAACATGCGTGTAAACACTGGCCGTCAATCCATTTTATTTTTAAAATTTTAAAAAACTGTTTTAATGTTACTTTTTTCATCATTTAATTTCACCTCGATTTCTATTGTTTCACCGATTAATTTTTCAGTGCTATATCGTTTACAGAAATATCAATTAATGCTTTCAATTTTTTCACCTCATTTCGTAATAAGTTTCCGTCAGTAAAACACCACCCTTTATCCTTTTAGGCAGTAATTTTCCTGGAATTTTTATCCCAACTTTAAAATCAGACATACTTCGTTTTGTTTTCAAAAATTCAAGCTTTTCTTTTGTTTTTAAATCAACTTTTGTGTCTTCCAGTGTATGCTCTGTCATGGATTGAACAAACAATTCCTTGCATGTATCGGGCATTCCTGCGCATTTGACGTTGTAATATGGATTATTTAAAGGCTTCAAATCTTCATGCGTAACGTGTTCAATATATGTTTTTTGTCGTGTGAAAATAGCTTCATCCCATGAACTCTCTAATTTCCATGCGCAGAAATTTGTTGGATGAACCTTGATTCCTTTTATTTCATCTGGCTGTAAATCACAATGAATACTATCTGTATCAGCATAAATGAAACCTTTTTTATCAACGCCATAATAATTTTTTTGTGCGGCCCTTATGGTGAAATTCCTTGCATAAGAAGTAATAGCTGCTCCGCTTGCTATATGCCCTGCTTTCTTTTCGTGTTCAGTAGATGTTATAAAACCAATGTTTCCATTTTCTTTTAAATATGCTACCTTGAAACTAGAATCGTCATTACTTGCTAATTTTCCGTATAGATTATTTAAAAAAAGTTTTGCTTCTGTTCTCTTTGCACCTTTACTTGTCTCTTTTATTTTCCTGTATTTGTCAATGTATTCATCAAACATTCCTGTTAGTGCGTAAAACCAACAACCGTCTAAGATTTCAAAATCAACTAAGTCATAATGTTCTTTTATCAATTCAAAATCAATCATTGATAAGGTTAAGGTTACTCGTGTATCGCATTTTTTACCAGAATATTTTTCGATATATTCAGAATAATATTGCCGTGTTTCTTTATCATAATAATCTGATGTAATCAAAGAATCTGTGCTTTTATATAAGAAAGAATCTTTTATCTGAATAAATGGTAAATACCCATCTTTTAAATAAAACCTTGTTTTTACTCTTACATAATAAAAAGTTTCACTTGTTTGTGCTTCTTTTGGAATATAATTACCACACCAGAAAGACGCATAGCCGTACGGGTAACGATTACCAGATTCACTGTGCATCATTGACGGATAAAGCGAATTTACATCTGCTGTTGTTCCGTTTCTTTTAATCTGATTTTCTTTGCCCTTTACAAGATAGCACCAACCACCCCTATATGCTTTACGAATATAAGCATCTGCGTTATCATAACCGTATACACTTTTATCAATTTCTTGTTTCGTCAAGTCTGGAAAAAGCATATTATAATCTGTTTTTGAAACAATTCTTTTGAACTCTGACAAACAGCAACTTCCGATAGTTAATTTATCGTGACCCTCGTCGAAAAGAATTTCGAGTGCTTCTTTTACAACTAGAACGTCATTTGCGATATATCTTTTTTCCTTATCAGTTATTTCACAACCTGCAAACCTTTTTCCCTTGTATTCCATTTCAAGCTTTTTGTGCCTCGTTCCAAACGATTTTCCGATTTGTTTCACTGAAAAAGGAAGAAGTTTCAATGAATCTCTGAGTTGAATTATAATACTGTTTACTTTAATAGTGAATGTGTACCATTGCCCCATTCTTGAAATAGAATATTTAAAGGTATTATTTTTCATGTCTTTTTCTTTTAACCATTTATACGACGTTTTTTCATCATTCAAAATTTCATATGCCTGTTCAAATTTGCATTTATTCATAAAATAATCAAGCCAGAAAGAACCGTCAAATTTTAAATTATGGAAAAACACACAAATGTTTTCACGAAACGACTGTAAATATTGAAAAGTTGCGTCTATGCTTTTCAAAATGACTACATTATCTGTATTCATTTCAACGATAGCAGAAGCCCACACTTCCGTTGAAGTTTGTGAGTGAATATCTTCATCAACAGTTGTTTCGAAATCACCGACAAAATATCTATATCTTCGCTCATGCATTAGTAATCAACAAAACTTTCATAATACTGATTTAATTCTTCAATCATTTCAGCTTCTTCAAATGATAACGCCGAACCTTTTAATATTTCTGCTAACTCATTAAATGATGCTATGATTTCAGATTCATTGCTGTCGTGCATTATTTTATCCAATAATACTCTTATTCTATCCTTATTATCGTTCAAATAATTCGAATACTTTTCAAACGTATTATATTGTGACGCTATATCAGCACGATCATTAATCAAAGAAATTAAAAAATTTTTATGCGGTGTAAAATCAAGAAAAACTTGATATGAAATATAACGACCATTCGGCAATTCATTTATCATTGAAATAATTTCATTGATAAAGTCAAAAATAGGTGTCTTTTCCTGTTCTCTTTTTTCCTGCTCTTTTTTTCTTTTTCTTGTCTCAGCACCTTTTTTCGCTGATGCTGAGCGTTCTCTTTTTCGTGCTTCTAAACCACCCAACTCACGAAAATCTGAATATAATCCACGGTATGTAGCAGAAGCGTATAACTTTTCTGGCGTTATTTTTTTCAGTTTTTCAACTGATTCTTTTCTAATACGCTTCGGTGGCTTTGGCTCTTTGAAGCTAAATGAATAACCTCTTTTTTCAGCACGCTTGATAAAGCGTTTTATTCTTTTTATTTCTTTTTTATACTGTTCCTTGTATGTCATTTTTCCAGTACCTCATAAAAGAAGCGAAGCGGTTGTTTTTTTTCCGCTCCGCTTTTACACCACATCAATTTTCTATTACATTAAACTATTTACGTCTAAGACGCAATTAATGAAATCACGTCCACCTTTTGTTACACCTGATTTCTTGATGATTGAAAAGGCTTCGCCGTCCATCAGTTCAAAGATTTCAAGAAATGAACGCTTAAACGTCTGAGACTGACAAGCGTATACTTTTTTGTCTGGTGTGATAAGTGAGAGAATATCAGTTTCTTCGTCATTCTGGCTTTTATCCTTAAACCGGATATAACCGTCGATAGGAATTGAAGTTTCATCATCCACGTTTTTTAATGAGATCACGTCTGGTGAAGATGTCATAAGATAAATTTCTACCTTAGTAAACTCTCTTGAATTTTCATAAATCTGCATTTTTTATTTACCTCTCTTTTTCTAGTTCTCTTCTTTTTTCCGTTTTACGATTTCATGAGCGTACTGAATGAATAAACTTTCTGGCATTCCCATTAAACACTCTTTTTCCACGTAGTCTACTACTTCCACGCATTTAAGGGTATCTGTATCATAGATTTCTTTAGCTTTTGTCAGCATGTCAGAAACTTCTTTGTACGTGCGTGGTAAAATCACATCAATATTTTTTACCTCGCCAATTGATGTATCAACGCACATCAATACGCAGTGCGTACTTTTAATTGTTCGGGTTACCATGATTTCTTTTCTTGCCATTTGTTTTACCTCTTTTCTTTTTTTTTTTGCTTTTGGCAACTTCTATCTAGGGATTCGAACCCATACAGTCCAGTTACACGATAGAAACTATATTTTCAAGGAAAGGAAAAAGACAAGTACCTTTTGTTTGGTACATTATTATAATACCATGTTGATGACTTTTTGTCTAATTCCTATTTCTAATGATATTATAAGCGTTACTTATAAACACTTATTAGTGGTAACTAACTCACTATATTTTAATCAAGTAAGTTGATTACTTCTGCACTTTTCGATTCTGGTATTCTAATAAACTCGTCAAGGTAACATTTTCTATTGTATCGGTAAAAATAAGGTTTACCGTCACAATCAATGTGAGTTTTTACCCGCCTAGGACTTATTGGTTCACAAAAAACGTCTAAATCAGCTACGACAAACTCACATTTTCCTGCGTCATATTCATCTGGCTGATATAATACAATGGCCGTGAACGGTGACAGTGATAAACAGGCAATTGGAACTTCCAAACTATATCTTTCTTTCATTGGTGTTCTTTCTGTAATTTTTCTCATTTTTCTTGCCCTCTTTTTTATTTACATTGTGATAATACGCTAATTTGCGTATTTTGCAGATGCAAGCCAGAAACCTTGCATCATGTTATAAATTGCATCATAGCAGTATTGCTTTGTGCCAACGGCATATATTGTTCCGTTTTCAGCGTTTACAACGTGAACATAACCGTTATAGTAACGAACCTCAATTTTCTGACCTGCAATTTCAGAAAAATATTCACATCTTTCTTGTAATAATTTTTTGTCATTTTCTTATCCTCTTTTCTTTTTATTTTTACCTTGCGGAAATCCTGTCTAGGGATTCGAACCCATTCAGCCCAACTATGCGACAAGTGATAAAATTATTTATAAATTTCATTGTTTGTTATTTCGGTGAACCAATCTTCAATTTCATTGAACTTTTTACTATATGACGATTTAGTATAATCAATAGCAAATTCTTGTAATAATGTTTTATAAAAAATTGCTTTATCATAACAATATTCATACAATTCATTATTACCGCCTTTATTATATTGAATTGCATTTTTAATCAATTTTTCAATTTCTTTTTTTACGTCATTTACTTTAATTGTTTTTCTCATTTTTTCTTTCTCCTTTTTGTTGTTCTTTTTTGTTTCTATAATTATTATATCAGATTGTACCAAAAATGCAAGCTTTTTTTGTACTTTTTACAGGAAAAATATATACAAAAAACATGTGTATAATTTGTGCACTTTTTGGGAGAAATGAAATTGTCAGAAAACTTAATACCCTCT